AAACATTCATAAATAGTACAGGGCTTCCAAATTCTTGAATAATAACTCTAATTACATCATTTACAAATATTAAGGTTAATAAACTACAATATTTTTGTATAGTGTTAATTTGCACGCTTATAAATATGAAATCATCATTTGGTCCAACGCGAAAATATTTAGAGTCTGTAGCAAAATTGGTAATATAAAATCCTATAAATACTACTAAACAAGTATTTAAAAAAAGACATAGTCTAACTTTATTTAACTGATTCATTGTACATTGACTAATAGTAATAATATTAGTAATTAAATTTTAAATAGTTTCTCATATTAAAATTTAACAAAAAAAATTTGCTTTTGAGAGACTAAACTATTTACTAATCATATGAGGGGACTATTTACCATACCAGTCGTAAAGTCTAGGAGGTGGAATGCGACGAACCATTGCACGCATTCTTGTCCTACAATGGCAATTACACCATTCACATTCATCCATGCGACGCCAAGAGTTAGTTTGGCACCAATCTTTATAGTCTTCACTTGAAAGAGTGTTAAGAGCCTCTTCTTGTGCTTTTGACATATTTCTAGCATCTAACTCTGGGTCATAAGCATAAGACAACGGTTTATCTCTTTGATGTCTTATACAACAATCACATTGTGCTAATGCAGCAAATAGTTTTTCTTTTGTTTCAGTACTTTGATCATCCATACATACCTCTCCTCTGCAACTAGGGCAGCTAATTAGCCCACATAATGAACCTTTAAGGGACACAGCGGTCCATTGCTGTAAACATTTTTTATGAAATATGTGGCCGCACGATGTAATAAGTCTTCGCTTAATTTTTCCTGAAATACAACCATCTACTTCAATGTTTCCATCATTGTCTTCTAAACATATATTACAAGACACTACATCATCAATCATAAAGCCACAAAAAGGAGGCAATAGTGTTGTCAACTTAGGCAAAGGTTTGAGTTCGGTCTTAGTGTTCATTAATTTGCTCATTGTTTTGTCTTGTCTTGTCTTGTCTTATGTTGTGTAGACTTTTATATAATTTCTAAAATAATAATCAATTTTTTATAACTCTAACAAAATAATATATTATTTTAAATTTAAAATATATTATTGACTTATTATATAAGTATTATGTCTTCTATATTTACAAAACATAAAATTACAAAATCACGTAAATCACGAAAATCACAAAAATTACCTAAATCCGGCAAATCACGCAAATCACCTAAATCCGGCAAATCACGCAAATCCTCTAGAATATATAAATCATCGTCTGAATTATCTTATGAATTATCGTCTAATATTGAAAAATTTTTATATCCATTTTGGTATAATAAAATACCCTTTCCAGAAGTTCCAATATCACACTTATATCATGATACAGCTTGGAATGAACATTTAGCTTTAGCAAATAAAATGTATGGAAAGAAATCTTTATTACCAAAAGGGAGCATATTATTTCATGGAGCGAATGTAATAGATCCGGTTAAGAATACTATACCCATCGAACCATATTTTTTTTTTGGACTAGATGCGTTCATTTCAATATGGTATGTATCAGAACAGGCATATGTGGACTATGGTAAAAATAGAACTACAACTATGGGTGACGATTATTATAATAATTATAATGGTTATTTAAATATATATCAAACATTAGATGCTATTCCATATAAATACTTCCGGCGAATCGAACAGAGTTATCATCCAGATAATAATAAGGAATGTGAAAATATGGCGTGTATGCATCCGCAGTTAGGATACCATTTTAATGAATTTCAGAACTTCATGCCTACTGAATTGTCTATAGAATTTACTATACCAAGAGAAAATATTACTGAAATGTTAGAATTAATAGGGGTATATAAGGTTGATGTTTTACAATTGTATAAAAATACAAATAAAAATTTTGATGAATTCAAAGCACTTGACGCAGTAATGTTTGAAACAAATTTAGCAAAATAATTTTATTAAATATAAAATTATTTAATATATATGAGAACGAAAACAAAAGTTTTGCGAAATAACAAACTCACGTAAATCATCGGCAACGATTATTTTTTGTTTTACGACGTAAATACATTGTTCCACTACCTCTATATAGTTTATTTGTAGTTTTTGACTTTTTTTTCCCTCCTTTAACTTCTTCTTGTGATTCTGGAGTCAATCTATTTCCATCATCCTCTGTTCCAAGTCTTTCTTGTGGTGATCTATTTCTATCATCCTCTGTTCCAAGTCCTTTTTGTGATTCTAGAGTCGATTTTGGAAACACATATTCCGGTATTGGATTTCCACTATAGTATATGCCTTCATTATATACTTTTAAATGTGTTATTAATTCTGGTATTAATTGATTATCGAGTACTTTTGATAATAAAACATTTTTTCTTGTTTTCTTAGACTTTTTACTAGTAGTATCTTCTTCTACTATAATTTCTTTATTAATAATTTCATTAACATCTAGTTTTGCATTTCTTACAATACTTCCTATAGTCCACGCTGTAATACTAGTTGTTCTAGGATTCTTAATAGAAGCTATAAAGTCTTCTAATGCCGGCTTTAAAATTAATTCTATTTGTTCTTCGTTCCTCATATTACTATAACCTTTAGCGTTTGCAAATGTTTCTAAAAATCCTATTAAAGAACCAATTAAAAATTTAAGGTACTCAAAACCACAAATAGTTTTTAACCTATCTAATGTAGTTTCAAATGATGGAAAAATAGACGTAAATAGTTCTATTGTAGCTTTATAGTCTTCGTTTATAGTCTTTGGAGGATCCCCTCCTTTTTTTAGTATGTTTTTACGAGATTTTCTTAGTTTTGTTTTTTTATATTTGCGTCTTTCTGACATTCTAGAACCAACAGTATCTTTCTGAACTTTTGGCATATTCTTATATAAAATAACAAACTATTTTATTAAAATGAAAAAGTTCACTAATATTAATACTTATTAATATTAGTGCACTAATTTTTTACAATATTTATTATTTAGTATTGATAAAAATATCCACCCCGTAAGCGTAATACAAGATGGAGTGTGCTTTCTTTTTGAATATTATAATCGCTTAATGTTCGTCCATCTTCAAGTTGTTTTCCAGCGTAAATCAGGCGCTGTTGGTCTGGAGGAATACCTTCTTTATCTTGAATTTTTGCTTTAATGTTATCAACAGAATCAGATGGTTCTACTTCTAATGTAATAGTTTTTCCAGTAAGTGTTTTTACGAAGATTTGCATTGTTATACTATATAGCATTATAATATTGTTTTTATATTTATTTTATAAATATATTATAAGGGATAAAATGATAGTTAATTCTTTAGATACTAGCAATAATGTGTTTAAAGTATATGTATGTGATTATATTTTTATGATGCGCATAAAAGTTTCAGATGGTCCGTTGGCTAATAATAATACTTATGCGGAATTAGAAATCTATTACAAATATGATGATTATGATAGCGTAGATAAAGTATTTTATGTAGAACATGGTCCAAATCCAGTAAGAAAATATATTGGCGCGCAAGTTATATGGAACCGCGACGTTAATGAAACAATTACAATCTCTCATTAAAAATTTAAAATTTTTATAAAAATTGACACTTTATTTTAAATATTAAAATAATAAATACTAAAAACTATAATTTACTAATATATTATTATTATGAAAATATTAGTATTTGATACCGAAACAAGTGGATTACCCGAAAAAGAAGCTTCTATTTATGATAAATCAAAATGGCCATATATTATTCAATTGAGTTATATTTTATATGATCTCTCCAATAATAGTTCATTAATTAAAAATAATTATATTAAGATTGATGAGTCTGTTATTATTACACAAGAAAGTTTTGCTATTCATAATATTAGTAGAGAGATTTTGAAAGCTCAAGGCATAAATATTGTGCCGGCATTAAAGGAGTTTAACGAATGTTTGGAAAAGTGCGACATAGTTGTAGGGCACAATATTTCATTTGATAAACGCCTAATTTTTGTGGAATGTTTTAGACATAATGTGAAGCAATATTTTACACAATTTATTGATAATGAAAAAATACATAAACCAGAGTTTTGTACTATGAAAAATACAACACAATTTTGTAAGTTAGAGAGATTAAATAAAACAAATCAAGTTTATAATAAAGTGCCAAAATTAAGTGAATTATATGCACTATTATTTCCAAATGACCCTTTGCCTAAAGATTTACATAATTCTCTCGTTGATGTAGCAATGACTTTGCGATGTTATGTAAAATATGTTTATGCTAGCGATGTAAAAGAAAATAATGAAAATATAAGGGCACTATTTTAGAAATTATATATTAATTATATATTGCTATAGTATTTTTTTCAAGCAAAAATATAATATATTATAGCTATAATATTGCTATAATATAATTATGTCGTTAAAAAAGGCATACTTAACAAGAAAAAGAAAAAACGCAAAAACAAAGGTTAAAGCGAAAGCAAAGGTTAAAGCTAAAGGAAAAGCAGACATAGTTCCTTTTTTACTTAAACAAAAATTAGGCAGTCTTAGTAATAAACAAAAACGAACCACCTTAAAAAATATATTTTCCAATTTACCAAAACAAGAAATAGAAGACGCTATAACAAAAAAAGAATTGACTGAAAGACCAAAACAACTATTTCAAATAACACCATTACCTAGAAACTATTATCCATTTCAAGGCAATCTACCTAGAAGTTATGAATATAATTATCCATTACTAAAAGTAATGGGTACTAATACAGAACTAGATGTATTAGATAGCATATATAGTTTAAAAAAAGATGCCGAACTTCAAGAATACTACCCTAAGCACTTTTTACAAACATTATTTGCCAATTTTTTGAAAATTAGAAAAAAGCAAACAACTTATGACAACTATATTTTGTCGCGTATACCTGATTATGAACTACAACAAGTATTAACAACAAACAAATTTTTTATAATAGATTTTGATTTTTTGAGTAATGCTTTAGAACTAAGTGGGCAAAAATTAACAACTCGTGGAAGTTATAGTGGAACTTCTAACTATACTAAAGGTATAGGAAGTATTAATGCTAGCAAAACAAGAAAATTTAAATCTTATAATACGTTTATAACAAAAAAAATCAAATATACAATTTTGTACCCTCTTATAAATACGTATAAAGCATATTGGGCAATAAAGCACACTACAAAAATAATGATTACTTATTATAACACTCTTAGTGGGCGCCAACCAGACCCGAATCCTTATCCTAACATTAGACAGTTTCCTATTGAACACGACGAACCTAATTTACGAGGAGAACTTGAAAGTTTTAGAGATGTATGGCATCATACTGAAGTAGGACGGCAAAAATACAAAAATGAATTATGGGATTATGCTCATGATTATCAAGAACAACCCGTAGATGAACCACTCAATATTCCTGAAGTAACGAATGTTCATGTATATGACGTATTAACATACTATATTTTAGAATTAAACAGGATGCTTGAATATTTAGCCACTTATAGAATTAGCGTTGTGCGAGAACTATTAGATGCCATAAATACTGATTTGGCATATATAACTAATAAAATCCACACTTTGTATGGTAGAGGTTTAATCCGAAGTGTTGCTCCGCAAAATACTGAGCAGGATTATCATAGACCTGATTTTATAATTACTATTCTTGATTTGCCATAAACCTAGCATAAACTATACATTTTTTACAAATTTAATTTATAATAAAAAGTTTATTATAACATTATATTATATATATTGTATTATGTCAGCAAGAAAGACTGAAATAAAGTATTTAAAACTACCAGAAAATTATGTAAATAGGGCAAAACCTAGATCACCACAAGAACCATCTGCCAAATATAATATAGAATATCCTGAAGCAGTAGATTATATTAAAACTATTATGAGATATTTTGTTGAACAAAGAGAAGGTAAAAATAGAGACAGAATTATGGAAAATATTGGAATAAATAACTTTAAAAAGGCTTTACTAGCTGACCAATTTTTTGTAATAGATTATCATTTTTTAATGATGAAATTTAGATTAAATGTAGGAGGTTCGCCAACAAAAGAATTAAAAATTAACGCCCTTATTAACAATGTTTTATTGCCTTCGTATAAAGCAGTGCGATGTATTCAAAATACTTCAATAATAGCTACAAATGTATTATTAAATATTAGAACATTGCAAGGAGCTACTAATCATAAACCGGTAACGTCTGTATTAGATATTATAATAGATGAAGACTTAATAGAAACAATAGCTGATGAAGATGTAGAAGAAACATTTAATGAGCACTGGGAAACTGACGAGTCTGTAACAAAAATACCAGAAGATATTGCTATTACTCCGCTAATGGTTTTAGAATATTATGTAGATAAATTAAATAAATTATTAATCAAATTACAACACTATAAAATTAGTATAAACGAAACACTTATAAAATCAATAAATCAAGGAATAACTCCAGAAATAACTGAAGACACAAACCAAAAATTATATGGGTTGAAGTCTTTAAATAAACTCTTAAAAGAAATATATAATTATGATCCAAAATGGCTTGTTGTTGAAAAAAAAACGCGGTCTTTAACAAAAAAAAAATCTAAACGTATTTTTAAACGTGCAACTAAATCAATATAATGATATTTTTTATTTTATTATAAATTATTTTTGAATAAAATAAAAATTAAATTATGAATTAACCGCTACACATTAAGCAGTCTTTTTTTTCTTCTTCTTCCTCTTCATTAGTATCGCTTTTTTCCTTATCGCCTTTTCTATTAGGTTCAATTGTAAATTGTTGTGCTTGATGTCTTGCTTTTCTGCGTAAATAATATATTCCAGTTTTAAGACCTGCTTTCCAACTATAAAAATGCATATTTGTGAGTATTTTTGAATCAGGGTCTTCAATCCATAAATTCAAACTTTGCGACTGACAAATAAACGCACCTCTATCCCTAGACATATTAATAATTTCTTTCATAGGCATTTCCCATACTATTTTGTATTTTTCTTTTAAATGTGGTGATAAATTTTGAATGTGACCAATACTCCCTTTATTGGCAATAATGCTATTTTTCAATTCTTCATTCCATAATCCTAACTTCAATAACTCTTCTACTAAATATTTATTTACTAATACAAAATCACCTGCCAAAGTTTTTCTACTATAAATATTACTAGTTATTGGTTCGAAACATTCATTATTACCTAAAATTTGACTTGTGCTTGCTGTTGGCATAGGGGCAACTAACAAACTATTACGAATTCCATAAGTCATAATATTTTCTTTCAAAGTTGCCCAATCATAACGCCCAGGTGTAGGAGAAACATTCCATAAATCGAATTGAAGCTGTCCAAAACTTGCCGGCGAACCTTTAAAAGAACTATATGCTCCACAATAATTGATATCAAGATTTTCAATTTCAGCTTTAATTGGATTAACAGTTTTTAAAGCTGATTCAATAATTTTATCATTGCTAATTGACGCCAAAATTGAAGCATCTGTAACATTATAAATATTATATTCTCTACATTCGTCTTCGTCTGAAATAAAAGTCCAATTATTTAAATCATATTGCTCTTTCAAAAATTTCATTGTTTTAAAACGTTCTTTTGCCAATAACATACTTTTTTCAAGTGAAGCATAATATATTGTTTCAAATATTTTAATATTTATTTCTTTTGCTTCCTCAGAAATGAAAGGTAAGTCCATTTTAAAAAACACATCGGCTAATCCTTGAACTCCAATGCCAATTGGACGATGTTTAAAATTGGACCTTCTAGTTTTGGGAGTTGGATAATAATTAATATCAATTACATTATTTAAATTATTTGTGACTACTTGTGTTACTTGATATAATTTGTCGTAATCAAAAGTCTTATCTTCTTTAACAAACATTGCCAATCCTAATGATGCTAAATTACATACAGCTGTTTCTTTTGAATCAGAATATTCAATAATTTCCGTACATAAGTTTGAACTTTTAATAGTTCCAAGATTTTTTTGATTAGATTTATTATTGGCCGCGTCCTTATATAAAATATAAGGCGTTCCCGTTTCTACTTGCGAATCTAGAATTTTAATCCATAAATCTCGCGCATTTATTTGCTTATTAAATTTTCCCTCGCTTTCATATTTTAAATATAATTCTCTGTAAGCCTCGCTATGGCAATCACTTAGACCAGGGCATTTGTCAGGACAAAATAAACTCCAAATTTTATTACCCATAACTCGCTCCATAAAAAGGTCGCTAATCCACAACGCATAAAATAAATCTCGGCATTTGCTTTCTTCGTCTCCGTGATTTTTTTTTAAATCTAAGAAGTCCTCAATATCGGGATGATGTGGTTCAATATAAATAGCAAAACTTCCATTACGCTTACCTCCCTGATCAACATAGCGCGCTGTTTTATTAAATACACCCAACATCGGAATAAGTCCATTTGATGTTCCGTTTGTTCCTCTAATATAAGAACCGTTTGCACGAATGTTATGGGCATGTAGTCCAATTCCACCGGCCCACTTAGAAATTTGCGCGCACTCTTTTAGTGTATTAAAAATACCTTCAATTGAATCGTCTTCCATACCAAGCAAATAACAAGAACTTAATTGCGGTCGTGGAGTTCCTGCGTTAAATAGCGTGGGCGTGGCATGAATAAAATATTTTTGCGACATTAAGTCATATGTTTCTTTAACTTTATCCATATTAGAACCATGAATTGTAATCGCAACACGCATAAGTAAATGTTGAGGACGTTCAATAATTACTTTATTACAACGCATTAAGTATGCACGCTCTAATGTTTTAAACCCAAAATAATCAAAAAAATAATCTCGTTCATAATCAATCATAGCATTAATACTATCTTTATGTGTTTCTATAATTTCCATTATGGAAGTTTTAATTAATCTAAAACTATTATTATTGCTATCTCTGTAATCGTATAATTTTTTAGTAGTTTCGTAATAACAATTACTTGTATTTTTATGTAGATTAGACACAATAATAGCACTTGCTAATTTAGTGTAATCTGGATGAATTGACGACATTGAAGCACATTGTTCAGCAGTTAGTTCATCTATTTTAGTAGTTTGAATATTATCATATAATTGATCGATTACTTTTATTGCTAATTGGGCAAAAATAATATGCTGTAGGTTAAAGTGTTTCCCCAATGATTTTATGCGCTTTAAAATTTTATCAAAAGAGATTGCTTCTCTTTTTCCATTGCGCTTAAGTACATACATATCTAAATCATTAGATTTAACATTTCTCATAATTAATTTGTAACTAATTATATTTATAAATTAATTTTAAATTATAACAATATATTATTTATAGAGTTATTAAACATCCTGCTTTTGGAAAATCACTTTTTTCTTTAGTTTCTTCATATTTCATTTTTTGTTTTTTACTAATGCGCTCAAGATAAGTTCCTGATTCTTTTTCATCAATTAAATTACTCCAAAATATTTCAATAAGAGGTTGAACATTTTTAAACCATAATTTGTTTCTTAAAACTAATACACAACTGATGACTTCTAATTTCCAATAAATATTTCTTACATATGTTTTATTGTTATTATTATGGAGTTGTTTTTGAGTCCAAATATTATATTCTTTATTATCAATTTTGTTCATAGCAAATGGAGGATATTCATAATGAACGTCTCCATTTACGGTGCAAAATTGCATAATAAAACCACGATAATAATCAGAACTATCATCCAAATAATCTTCTTGTGTTAAATATTCTGTAAACTTGGTTTCTAAAAAGTCGCATTCGTTTAAATCACATACTTCCATTTGTAATTGCATTTGTATCCAATATTCCATTTTGGGAATACCGTCAATTTCTCGCGAAACTACATTTTTAATTTCAAGCATTCTACCGTAAAGCGGACTATTTTCATCACAAACAATACCGTCAGGAGATGCGGCAATATAACTATAATTACTATGTTTAACACAACCAAACTCTGATATTTGCGTATTATTAATAAACTCGTAATATAAAATAGAAACACGCTCATATTTTTGTCCATGATGCATAGGTGAATTTAAGTTATTATTTTTAAATTTATTTAAATCGAATGGTTCTGATTTTTCAATAATTAATTGTGATTGACTATAATCACTTATAAAAATTTTATATATGTTTGACGCAGTAAGTGCTGAATTTCTAAAAATATACCATGCCTCGCTTCTTTGTTCTGGTTGTGGAATAGTTTTTAAATATGCGAGCTGGGCTTTAATTTTAGTAAAAACAAAAGACTCTTTTACTAGTTTGACTTTTTTTATGTGTGTTTTTTTATATGATCTTTGTGGTATATAAAATTTAAATACTAGGTTTTGACACAACTTAATAGATAAACACAATAATTTATTTGCTTCATTATTACCAATACTGAATAGTTTACTTAACAAATTAGTTTCAATATACTGAACAACTAACATATCATAATGCGCCAAGTATATTTCTTCGTATAAATCATAATACATTAATTGTAATAACTCAGAATTAATGTAATCTAACATATAGTCAATTAGGCTTAATAAAAAGAGCGTATAATTGGTTTTTATTTCTTTGTTTGTAAAATCTAATAGTGATTCAATATTGAATTTATTAATTAAATAAGCAAAATATTTATTAAACTTATTCATGTTCATTATTTAATATTATTATTAACTTATTATTAAATAGTTTAATAATAATATATCAATTTTATAATAATTGATCTATTCAATACTTTATTGTCCAAGTATTTTTATTGTCCAAGTATTTTTATTGTCCAAGTATTTTTATTGTCCAAGTATTTTTATTGTCCAAGTATTTTTATTGTCCAAGTATTTTTATTGTTTTGGCTTTTGATTTATTTTCTTGTGGTAGGCATTTTACTGTTGAAATATGTTTTTCATCTTTTTTTAGAGCAAAAACTCTGTTAATAATATCAAAATGTAAATTTGGTATATCAGTAATAATTCCTTTATCTTTATCATAATGAACATCTTTTACCTTTGTTAGTGCTTTACGTTCCAAACATTTTAATAAATATTTTTGGCATTTATTTGCTTCGTCTTCGTTTAATGTAAATTTATTTTCTAACATTTCTACATGAGTTATTAATTTTTTTACTTTTTGTGTTTTATCTAATTTGCTCCAATTTTCTTTTTGATTTGCTGATGTTTCATCTTGTAAGTATTTTGATAAAGTATTATTATTAGTATTATTTACATCGGGAACAATTTCATGTCCGTTAAGCAACATTGTTTTATACGCAATGTTTTTTAATTCTTTACAATAATCAGTTTTTTCTTTTTTGCTTTTATCAGATAAATTGTTTTTTGAGTTAGATTTCCCTTGTATAATTTCGTCTAATGTGTTAGTTGTTTCGGGATTGTTGAAAGTATTATTAATTTCTTCTTTAATTTCATCTTTTACTGACGTCATTAATTCTTATATTATAACATAAAGTTATAATTTTATATAATAATCATATATTAATATATTAAAAATAAAATATAAAATAATACTAACATATAATTGGTTAATGAACAAAATAATTTTATGTAAATTGTATAAAAAATCTAATTATAAAGAAATAGAGAATGTTGAACAAGAGAGTCTTGAAGAAAATAAAATTATTACTAATAATGAATGTATAAGTGAAAAAAAATCATATATACAATTATTGGACAAAATTAAAACATCACTGGTTAATTCCGATGGAACTATTAAAGATATAAGTGCTACAATAATTCATATGTATGATAATTATGAAGAGCAATTATTAGGGTTACATAAATTACTTAATAATACTGTGTTTGATGAAAAAAAATATTTTGTTCAAGCATTAAAAAACAAACTGGACTCATATAAACAACAAGACAAAAAAAAAACATACGATGCTTATGACAATTTTATAACACTAGAAAATGTTATAGAAAAATTGGTTGCTTACAATATGCGATGTTATTATTGTAATAGCAAAACATTAATATTATTTAAAAATTTGAGAGCTAATTATCAATGGACTCTTGATAGATTAAATAATTACGATGAACATAGTAATGCTAATACAATAATATGTTGCTTAAAATGTAATTTACAAAGACGCAGGAAAAATAGTGAAAAATTCAAATTTACAAAACAATTAGAACATAACTTATTGCTTTTAAAAAAAATTGATTAATAAAAACTAAATATTATTACTATTTAAAAGTAATAACTGGTATTAATTAATGTCTAGTTTAACTGCTAAAAAATCAAAACAAATTAACAAAATTTTCGCAGTGTTAGAAAAAGCAACCATATCAAGTAGTGATTATATATCCTCGCACGAACCCTTTTTTATGAATGATAATTGTGCTATAAAGTTTTGCCAATATAATAATTTATTTGTTGATGCACAAATTCCAGAAGGACTAAATAGAAATATAAAAATGTTATATAAAATTTTAGGACATCAAAAAAGAGAAATTTATTATGGACCATGGACTATTATGAGTTTAAATGAAGCATTAGAACGTTATAAAGTAATTTGTGCTAAGGGACAAACTAATGTCTTTGATATTGGATATAAATATGAAGGTATGGGACATATTACTTTATTAAGTTGTGATTTGAGTAACCATCTATTATTTTATAGACTTGATGGCGGTTCTAATGACTATGATAGGCAATATAATTGTAATGAATTAATTAAGAATGGATCACAACCTTATAAAAAGTTTTACTTTAGTGAGTGGTTTTATAATGTATTATAAATTTAATATTATATTATATTATATGGCAAAAACCAGAAAAGTTGGACAACGAAGAAATTTAAGAAAAAAACTAAAATCTAGAAGGCAACTTAACGCAAAAGGTTATGAGCAAGCAGTTTCTGATTTGCTTTCTAAAAAGTTAAATGATGTCCATTTAAGAACATATGGTCAAGAATTTGTTGAACTTGGAAAACCAGGAGATCCATCACTTGTATCGCATATAACTCGGCATATACCTGCCAAAACTATATATATATATCGTTTGAGAGAAGCACTTGTACATAATAATAATATATTACGCCAACAACAGGATTTAATACATCAACTTGAAATGGCAGGCGTAGATGGTCCATCCACAGGAACACGTAGTAAGGGTAAAAAATATAACTATCGCGATCCAATGCTTAATGAATTACATTTAGAAGCGTATCATACTAAACGAACTATTACTACAATTCAACATATGTTATCACGCATAGAACAAGGCAATACAAATGTCCTGCCTCAAGGGTTTAAAAGTTATGAAGAATTTCGTTATGATAAAGAACAACCCGGGTGGAATATGGCAAGAATGACATACGCAGAAAAATATAGACCACCCGGATATCCAAATTGGAGATAATTAAATAATTTAATTATATATAAGTTTAGTTATTTTTTGTTTTTATCTTTATTTTCTATGTTTTCTTGATTTATTTGAATAAGAAACGTTCTCAAAGCAAATAAACTTGGACGTGATGAATATGCTAAAACAGTTTGTTTTGCTGTTTGAAGACGAGTAATACCATCAACTACTTCACTTTGCTTTGCGTTGACTTTTCTGTATTGGCGTTTAAGACTTTCTATGTCTTCAACCGTTAATACATCATGAAGATTTGTGCTTGTTAAAATTCTTTCTATATTAGTTTGCTCATCATTAGCAATCTTTGAAATTTCTTTTTCTTCTAATATTTTTCTTACTAAATCCCGTGTTATTTTAGTTAGTTCTTGTATTCTTGTGTATCGTGGATCGGGTGGAGATGATTGCTTAGCTAATTCGAATGATGAATTTATATAAATGATAAATTATAATAAATGCTCCAACAAATCCCAAAGAAACATATGTTTCTTTACTTAGTTTTTGTTGCAATCCAAAATAGGCTAATGCTAGAAATCCCGGAATAAATAATATATAATGAGCAATATAAAGTATATTTCTCATATTTGTAAAATCAAAACTAGGAAATGGAACAAATAATACTATTACTAAACCCAATAGTCCTAATAAATAATATATTTGTCTTGCTGACTTATCTTGAAAATAACCAATATAAACCAAAGACGCACCTATAACTAAAATATGTAAAAGATTCACGTACTTCATTGGCAGATTTAGTATTCCCATTTTATATTTTATATAAAAACTATATTATTTTTTTAGAGATCCTATATAATATTTTGGTAAAATAGTTTTTTTTACATAACTTGGATGGCCGTTGGCTATAAAAAGTTGTGTGGCGTCTTTTCCAACAGCTTGCATAATAATCTCTCCTCCGGGATGTTTTGGAATCCATGAACTAATATTATAAACCTTATTTTCAATTATTGTCCAAGCATCCTTTTTTGTATTATGTTTTTGTACTTCTCCCAATGTAAAGATTTTTTTATTGCGCCTACTAAATTTTTTACCGCCCAATTTGCGTGTATGTTTTAAAGTGTTTATGTTCATAGGTCTCAATAAAATAGTATCTAATTTGGAAATACAATTTTCAGATGTCATTAATGCTCCTTCACACCATGCCTGATACTTTGAATAATTCTCTCCAACAATAAAAACATTTGGCAAAGGATTTAATAATTTTGAACTTAAATAATCAGAATCTACATTTTTTTTCCAACACGCCACACCTGCATCCCAAAAATACATTTTTATGTATTTGCTGGGCGGAATTGTTATGTTATAAATACTAAACAGTTGATTTAGTTTTATATTTAGTATGTTTTTAACATAATTAATTCCTTTTTTTACACGCAACAAGTTCCAAAATCGCGCATTAGCACAATCACTATAACTACTCATTATTAGTCCATTATTTGGATTAATAGGAATTACAAATTGAACCTGACTATTTGTAATAGTTTTTTCAATATTTTTGAACCAAATTTCTCCATTTGTTTTATTATAAATTTCAAATATTCTTAATAAATTTATAGAATTTATTGAATTTAAATCTCTCAAAAAAGGTTTAAATAAGTCTAATTTTTCCAAACTTTGTTTAGGTAGAGCACATATTACATATTTAGAATAAACATTATAAACTTTTGATTTGTTATAATTATTTACTACTATTTTAAATAAATTAGTATTTTTTTTAATTATATTTTCAACACTTGAGAGATTCAATAACTTTATATTTTTTGATTTATAAGATTTTGTTTTTTTTATAACAACCAACATATTCTCTATTATTTGCTCTAGTCCTCCAACTAGTGTAAAAAACTTTGACTCATGATTATAATCATGTTTAAAATATTCAATAGCATCATAAGCATTAAATTCGTTTAAATCTGAAGAATATTCAAATACAGATTCTACTTTCTGAAAAAATGAAAGTGACATATATTTTTTTATTAATTCACTTACATAAAATTTTTGAAGCATTGACTTGCCTAATTTGGAAATTAACGGACTTAAGAAAAACTTTGTTAATTTGGTCATAATGCTATCTTTGAAGTGTGTTTTGTCACGAGCACTATTATTTTCTGACACTTCTATATATGTTTTAGTATTGGGTATGTCAATAATTTTAGGTTTTAGACCAAGTTCATTTATCAAATTATTTATAAGTTTATGATGATGACCTAGTCGTCCAGCACCTAAATCCATAATATATTCTTCGCCGTCTATAGTTTCTTTATAAGAATATATTCGCCCACCATAACGCTGTCCTGATTCTAATAATAGAATTTTTAGTTGTGGATATTTGCTTGACAATTTATATAAAGTATAAATACCTGAAATGCCTCCACCTACTATTACTAAATCATAATTGTTAGTATTATACTTTTTTTTATTTTTTTGTGTATTACGCATGTATCTATATTATTATGTTATAGCAATATAATAATATAAAATAGTTTATAAAAATAGTTAGCATTCTCTCGTTTTCTAATTAGTCAAATTACTAATAATTCTCATAGAATTAGTAACGCGTTCTTGTGCTGTATCTAACGCAGCACTTGCTTCATCTTCGGCTCTAAGTAATCTAATATAAGTTGGCGAATTTACACCTCTTAGTCTTCGATTTCTATTAGATCGTTCATAGTTATTTGTGCGCGACCGGGCATTAGTTAATGCTCGTGTTGCTAAGCGAAGTTCTTCTAATGCCTGATCTCTACTAATTACTCCTTGTTCATGGGTAATATTTGCATTATTGCGTATAATACTCCTACATAATGGACAAGTAGCTTTATTACTACGTAAACTACGATGTATACATTCAGTATGAAATCTATGTCCGCATTCTAAAGGTGTAACATTAGTATTTAGCATCATTTTATCAAGACATATTGCACATTCATTTTCTTTTTCTTTGTTATTTATTATAATTTTTATGCGTGCTCTAAATTTCCGAGCAACTTCTTTTCTTTTATTACGTTGTGTTGAAATGTTTCTAAATTTTGCAACTTCTTCTTCATGTCTTCTAGAGCGTTCTTTTTCATAATTTTTATTTTTTATTGATCTAACTTTGTTTTCAATTCTTTTCAACGCATACATTTCTTTTTGTTTTTTCTTAGTTTGATTACTTCTAAACTTTTTTTGAATTCGCGTAGCTGCGGATTTTTTTCTTGATGATGAACTACGTGTTGGTGAAGGCATATTATTATATAATAATATGATAATATAATAATATAATAACATAATAAAATAATATTTTATTATATTATAAAAATAGTATGAATTCTAGCAAATCAAATTTATCAACTAAAAATAGAAAACCAATTTTTAAAAACAATAATTTAATGCAATTATTTAAGTTAATAAGTGAAAAAAAAGGATTTTTTGCGCTAATTTTAGCAACTTTACTATCCCAACTTTATATTACTTATTATGTAAGTGAAAATGTTAAAATAGAGGAAGAAGACGGTAAAAAAAAATTTAATAGCAAACTTATTGGGGCCTATATTGTAGTAATTGTAGTAATTTTAATTTTGGCATTTATTACTATGCCTCCGTGGTTAAAATTTATATTATTTTCTATTTTTTCAGGCGCTTTTGGTGTAATTTTAGGATATAGAAAATCAGGAGTAGATCCCGGTATTGTCAAAAGTGCTTTAGTCGGAACGGCTAGTATTTTTGTTACTATGTTTGCGTTTGGAGTGGCATTAATTGCCAGTGGTATTAAATTAGGTTTGCAATTTGGTTTAGGTTTGTTTTTTGCTTTAGTGTTATTATTTATTATTAGCATCGTGAATTTTTTTATTGTTGAATCTTCGTTTTTAACAAAAATAATAGTTATTGGTTCATTAGTACTATTTTCAATATATATTGTGTATGATACTAATAGTATATTACAACGTAATTATAATGGAGACTTTATAACAGCATCCTTAGATTACTATTTAGACATAATCAATATTTTTAGCGGATTATTAACAGGACTGGAGTTTGATGATTAATAAATTAGATTTTACTAATAACTATAATAATTTAAAAAAACATTTAATTTAGGAAAAATAATTATATATATATATAAAATGATTAAGCTGCGAGAGAAAATGTTTGGAACGGGAAAGTTAAAGAGGCCTGAGCGCATATTCACTGATGCCGATAAAGTAGATGAATACATTAAACAACCTGATACTTTAATCTCGCTACATGAAGATACCAAGCGCCCTCTTGACCCCTATATAGCGAATACACTCCCTCAACCGATGGTCGGGATTTCAGGGTATAGGCCACGCGGAGCCGCGATATCCTCCGGCATGACCGAACCGATATCTATTGACCCCATTATAGACAATATACCGACGGTCAGTGCTTCACTAGTGTATAGGCCAAGAGGAGCCGCGAAATCCTCCAACGTGGTCCAACCCGGCGCCGGCGGTGGCAGAAGACAATCTAGAAGACAATCTAGAAGACAATCTAGAAGACAATCTAGAAGACAATCTAGAAGACAATCTAGAAGACAATCTAGAAGACAATTAAGAAGATCCAAGAGACCCAAAAGAAAAACAAGAAGACATTAATAAAAAAGACATCTTGTAAATGATAATAATTATATAATATTTAAATAATTATTATTATTGTAATTATGAATAGGATTAAGGTATAGGAATGAACTTCCAACCCAAATCCTGACAAATTTTTTTCCATATTTGGTCTTGTTCAATGCGTTTTTCACGGTCTTTTAACATAGGAAAATATGGTAAAAAATTACGTTCATTTAGCAATTCACATAATTTATATAATGTATAATAATAGTTTAAAAAATTAACCCTATCTTTAGGACAATATTTGGAATAAGGTTTTTGTAATTCCATAAATAAATTACATAATGTTTCTTCAAGTTCAGCACTCATTATTGGAGGTCTTATGCCTAATTTATCTTTAATAAATGGTATATGTTCATAATATTTATTGTAACCTAAGTTTTTCAATATTTCTTTAGTTTTCTTATTTGTTAATTCATTAAGACTTATGCGTTCTTTTTTTATTTGATTTTTAATATTTTCAAACACCTCGTCGGGTATATTTGTGCTTTCTTTTGCTTGAAATTGTGCTAATATTTCTTTCAAATGATTTATTCTTTTATACGCATAAAAGCAAACCTCTTTCGGTGGTTCTTTATAAGAGGGTTTATCTATTTCAATTAAATATTTAATACTATTGGAACAATTACTACATATAGACATCCCCTCGCTTTCTACATAAACCATTTCCCCTTTTTTACATAAATTACATATATCTGATGGGTAAATAAATTTATCATAATTTAAGTATTTAGAATCAATATTATTAAAGTATTTATCTATTGAATTATTATTGTTTGTTTTAATATAATTTTCATCTGTTATTTTAGCATTATTTGTTTCAAAATTTATAGTATTATTTGATTCGTGTGAAATATTTAATGAAAAAAATTGTTTTACTATATTATTTTTATCAGAATCCTCAAATGTATCATTAGTAGATATATTCTTTTTATTTTCAAAATAATCAAATATATATTTAGAATTATTTAAATAATAATTCTTTTCTTTATTTTTTAGTGATTTTATTAGATTTTTATATTTATTAATATTTTCTAATATTTCTAATTTATTTTTTGATTTATTTAACAATAATTCAAGTTTATCAATTTGTTTTAAGTATTTAGGAATAACTACCTCATCATTATGTTTGAAAGATTTTATTATTTCATTATGCTTACTATCTAGCGTAGTTTTAATAGCATTAAATTTTTTCATTTAGTAGAGATTATATTTTTAGAGGAGTAAAAATTTATATATTAATATATTTAATTAATTTAATTAAATTAATTTATAAAAAATTATTTTCTTTAGGAATATTATAAAAAAATGGCTGGTGGATTAATGCAATTAGTTGCCTATGGCGCTCAAGATGTTTATTTAACGGGTAATCCTCAAATTACCTTTTGGAAAGTAACTTACCGTAGACATACCAACTTTGCTATGGAATCAATTGAACAAACATTCAACGGTCAAGCAGATTTCGGTCGCAGAGTTACATGCACTATTTCGCGCAATGGTGATTTAGCTTACCGCACTTACTTACAGATTACTCTTCCTGAAATCGGTCAAGGTTTAAATACCACAGGAACTACAGATGTATATGCCAGATGGTTAGATTTCCCAGGCGAACAATTAATTTCACAGGTTGAAGTTGAAATTGGTGGCCAACGAATTGATCGTCAATATGGTGATTGGATGCATATATGGTGCCAACTAACTCTATCAAAAGAACAAGAACGTGGATACTACAAAATGATTGGTAACACTACCCAATTAACCTACATTTGCGACCCAGACTTTGCCGAAGTTGATGGTCCTTGCTCGGCCGATGGTATTCGTCAAGTTTGTGCTCCACGCAGAGCTCTTCCCGAAACAACCTTATATGTTCCACTACAGTTCTGGTTTTGCCGCAATCCTGGTTTAGCACTACCTTTAATTGCTTTACAATACCACGAAGTAAAAATCAATTTAGATATTCGCAACATCGAAGAGTGCTTATGGGCCGTAGATAAACTTGACGGAACTGGTGAAAAAATTAATAACGCATACAAACAATCGCTAGCTGCCGCGTCTTTATTTGTTGATTACATTTTCTTAGACACCGATGAACGTAGACGCATGGCCCAAAACCCACACGAATATTTGATTGAACAATTACAGTTCACTGGTGATGAATCGGTTGGTTCATCGTCAAATAAAATTAAATTGAATTTAAATCATCCTTGCAAAGAGTTAATCTGGGTTGTTCAACCAGATGCAAATGTTGATTATTGTTCGTCAGTAGCCAAATCTACTGATTTAAATAGATTGTTAGGTGCTCAACCCTTCAACTACACAGATGCGTTCGATGCCTTACCAAATGCTGTTCATGCGTTCGGTGGAAAAAATGCGATATCTACATCAGGTGGCACTACTAGCAACGCTTTCATCAATGCTAGTGGAATGTTCCAAGACCCCTTCGCCAATGATGTTGCCACTTCTGGAACAGCTGCGAGCGCATGGGGTGGTACCAATAACAGCTCAGACTCGGGCGTTTCGGACGCGGGAACCTTCGTTTTAGCTGAAACTGCGTTAGACATGCATTGCTGGGGTGAAAATCCAGTTGTTGTTGCCAAATTACAATTAAATGGCCAAGACAGATTCTCGGAACGTGAAGGCACATACTTCGACTTGGTTCAACCTTTCCAGCACCACACTCGTGCGCCAGATACCGGTATTAATGTTTATTCGTTTGCCCTAAGACCAGAGGAGCATCAACCATCAGGAACATGCAATTTCTCGCGAATTGATAATGCCACATTACAGTTAGTCTTATCAAATGCCACTGTTTCGGGTGTAAGCACTGCTAAAGTTCGCGTGTATGCTGTTAACTACAATGTTCTCCGTATTATGTCGGGTATGGGTGGTCTAGCTTACTCGAATTAAATATTTTTCAAAATTATTAATAATTTTCAATTAAAGTTTTTATTTTATTTTATTAAAACAAAACTTTAATATATTATATAATGTATTTTAAATAATATATTATATAATATATTAGCACTATGAAAACGTCATTGGTAATAAATAGTTTTTATATTACATATATTTTTTTAATTACCACCTCTGTAATCACATTTATTGAAGCATTAAGAAGTCCTATTCCACAAGTTCGTCATATTTTAAATTTAGAAACCTGTATTTCGGTTATTGCTAGTTACTTTTACGGATTATTTATAGTCGAAATAAATAAATCACAAAATGAAAAAGATGAAAAAAATGAAAAAAATGAAAAAGATGAAAAAAATGAAAAAAATGAAAAAGATGAAAAAAATGAAAAAGATGAAAAAGAAAATAACAACTCTATTGATACTATTCCTATAGAAAAAATTAATAACATGCGTTATTCTGATTGGGTAATTACTACTCCATTTATGTTATTAGCCCTTTCTATGGTATTAGGGTATGAAAATAAAATTTCAGTTAGATTTAAACCATTTTTATTAGTTATATTTTTTAATTTTTTAATGTTGGGTTTTGGATATAGTGGGGAAATAGGGTTATTAAACAGGGGTTTAGCCAACTTTATAGGTTTTATATTCTTTTTTCTAACATATGGCACACTATGGAAACTTTTTATGACATGTTCAAAAGTAACATATCAATCTAAACTAATATTTTGGTTATATATAGGGTTGTGGTCTTTGTATGGAGTATTTTATCAAGCAAATGAAGCAACTAAAATGCTAGGATATAATATGTTAGATTTAGTTGCCAAAGCGTTTGTTGGAATTTTCTTTTGGTTATATTTAACAAAATCTGTAATATTTTAATGTATTATTTTAATGTATTATTTTAATATAAATGAATGATTTATCAAATATTATTATAACAAAAGAAGAAGTTAAGAGAGAAAGAAAGCATAATGCCGTAAAATTACCAGAACACATTGAACAATGCGATTTACCTATTTATGTTAATTATTATAAAGAATGTTATGACCAAAAAAATAAATGCTATAGAGAATATTTTAAAATAGAAAAACACCCTCACAATATAAATAATAAATTATATGTATCATCTAAATCAAATAAAATAACTATATTAGAAAAATTAGAAGAAATAAAAAAAATGTTATTAATTATAGAAGAAGAATATGAAATAAATATTAAAGATGAACAAAATAAAGATGAACAAATTAAAGATGAACAAATTAAAGATGAAGAACCAGTTATAAAAAATCCAATAATATTGCCAAAATATATTGCTATCAGAAAACACGAAACAGAAACCCATAAATATTATTTAATATACGATAAAAAATCAGGCACCAAAAGAAATACATTAAAAGCATTATGTTCAAATGTAACATTATTTAACACAAATTTAGAACTATTTATAAAAAAAATAGAAGAAAAATTTGCAACATAATACATTACAAAAATTATATAAATATATAAATATTGTTCTTATAATGTTTTTAAAATTAAAAACAAAAAATTATAAATTCAAAATATTACTCTTAAATGATGATATAATATACTTGGTCAATAATTTAACAAACATAAAATGTCATATATGTAATAAAAAATATAAACTACAACACGATTTTTATAAGAAACAAAGCAAATTTTATTATTGCTCTAAAAATTGTTATCATTTTATTTAATTAACATGGATTTTTAGCTTCTATTAACCATTGAATACTTTTTTTATCTAAAATTCTTGTATTATTAAAATGTTGTTTTAATAATTCAAGAATATTTACACTATGTGGTCCGGGTGGGTCGCATTTATAGACTTCATCAACAATACCTATATATACTACTCCGTCTGGATTTAATAGTTCTTTAATTTTAATCATTACATTATTATATTGTAAATATGGCATATTCCATAAAAAGCATTAATTACATCAAATTTATTAGAATTATCCATTATTAATAAATCTTGCTTCAAAAGTGTAATTTTATTATTACTCCACATCTCATGAAAACGTGAAGAATCTATATCAATACCTAGTACGCTTGATGCGCCAACTCGTACTAAATTTTCACAATTTGCTCCATTTCTTGTTCCAATATCTAAGCAACTTTTATTAATAAAATTACAGCAATTTTTCAATTGATTATAAACATCATAAGCATAATAGTCAAAAATCATTTTAATAATAAAAAAAAATAATTTATAATTAATATTATCAATTTTTTTAGCAATTTTGAGTATTATTAAAAATATAAAAATATAAAAATATAAAAATATAAAAATATAAAAATATAAAAATATAAAAATATAAAAATATTAAAACAAGCAAAAAAAAATTGATTTCTTATTTTATTAAGTTTATTATTAACATTAACATTAATATTATATAATATGGCACTATTTACTCAAGAAGTTGTTGCTATTATTGACCGCTCAGGTTCCATGAATGGTAAAGAACAAGATACTATTGGTGGAGTAAACTCTTCACTTGAAGTTATTAAGCAAGATTTAAAACCAAATGAGCAAGTAAATGTATCTATTAAATTATTTGATCATGAAGAAAAAATGTTAATTCGATCATTAAATATTACACAGGTTAGACCAATTGAACTTAGACAATATGTTCCACGAGGACAAACAGCATTATATGATGCTATTGGTTCTACGCTAACTTATTTTATGGAGAAAAAACTTCATGATCCAAAATGTTATGACAAGTGTTTAATTTATGTTGCTACAGATGGTTGTGAAAATTGTAGTACAAAATTTAATGTGGATTCTCTTAAAAAACTTATTATCAGCGCACAAAAATCATATAATATTGAGCTAGTTTACTTAGGTGCTAATCAAGACGCTATTTTTGAAGCATCCAAAATTGGTATTTTACCAACTCATGCTATTAATTATAGTGAAACACAAGAAGAATGTATGTCAGCATATAGGTCTGTTGGAAATGTTGTAAATAGGCAAAAAAGTAGTATGGCAACTGCGTTTACACAAGTTGAACGCACACAATCTTATGTCACACCACCTCCAAGTGCTCGCAACAGCGAACCACCTCCACTAAGACGTCAATCAAATATTAACTCTTGATTACAAATAAATAAATAAATAAATAATTAAAAAATTAAAAAATCTTAAGTTGTGTTGATTTATAAAAAAATAATAAATATTTTTTTATAAAATATTTCATAAAAATATTTTATAAATTTAAAAATGTCATACATTGGGTGGGGTTCGAACCCACGAGGCCGAAGCCATGCGAACTTGAGTCGCACCCCTTAGACCACTCGGGCACCAATGCTCAAAAAAGGAATAGATTGCTATAACCTATTAATTTAACTTGTAAAATAATCTTTATATTAGTTTTTATAGTAATATAACCAATAACTAATATACGAAATTATTTCTCATAGTTTTATTAATATTATAAATTAATGGGGTATAAAATATTGAACTTATATTTATTATATATAACTTAATTTGTTGCTGTTTTTTCATATACACATAAACGTACCCAATATCAAATGTTCCAAATGTTGCCCAATAACACCATAATAAATTAGTTAAACATCCAAATAATGAATGATACAATGTAATATTTTTAGGTATATAAATGTTTACATATAAAAATGGTAAATTATGTAAAATCATATTTCCAATGTGAAAAATAGGCATTGTTAATTTTTTTCTAATAGCCATTCTCTTAAAGCAAGTGTTATCCATAAAATATGCTCCATTAAATGTTAAAAAAATTATGTGATTCCAAGAATAACATATACTATATAAGTAATCATAATCTATATAATTGTTATACGGTTTAAAATAACATAAAGTAAATAATGCCAAGTTTATATTTGTAAAAGGAATAATATTTTCTCTAATAATAAACTCCATTATTAAAGTAATTATTAAAGTAATTATTAAATATTTACTAATTAAAGTTAATAAATATTTAAATACTATTGTTTAATAATTATTAACTATTTGCTATACAGTTTTTCTTTAAATTTCTTTTTTTTTATATTTTATATAATATATAAAATATAATATATAATATATAATATATAATATATAATATATAATATATAATATATAATGCCAACTAGAAAAGCACCACAAGAAAGTGCTAATAACTTTGCTTTAGGAACAAAGAAGCAAGGCAATGATGGTAATATATGGGTCATAATACAAACAAAAACTAGTAAGCGGTGGTCTAAAGTGAATAAAACAGAAAAGACAAACAATCAAGGAAATAATCAAAATAAAACTAAAAAATATACTATTCATAAAAGCAAAAATTATGACATTTCAGTAGATAAATTAAGACAACTACTTAAAAAACATAATGTATCAACACGTGGTTCAAAAGAAAAGATGGCCCAAGGTTTATTTAGATTGAGTGGTTCAACAATCGAAAGTAATGATTTAGAATTAATTTATAATTTATTGGATGAAGCCCAACAAAAAAAAGCAACAAAAATCATAGAGGATAGAATTAGTAAACCAATTACTAATTATAGGGGAATGTATGAACCACTAACCAAACCAATAACTTCAATGACGCGTGAAGAGTTAATAAAGAATTTACAGAAATTTAGAGACAGTTGGGAAAAAATCACTGCAAGAGACCAAGATTTATCAGATGAACATTTAAATAACGAACCAACACAGAAACTGCGTAAGCAAATTAAATTTTATTATAGTGACGATGCCAAATTCTTGGCCGAAGATTGGTTACGTAATCATGTATAATATTTTATTAATACTATAAAAAAAATTGATTACATTATAAATTTTATTTTAAACAAATCATCATAAAACTATATACGTTTTAATGGCACCAATTATTATATCAATTGATGGAAATATTGGTTCTGGAAAATCAAGCGTTATGCGTTATTTGGAAAAAAACCTGGGTAATTATTGCGCTTCAAAAAACAATACTTGTAAAATCTGCTTTTTACAAGAACCAGTTTCTACTTGGGAATCAATTGGAGATGGTAACGGAAAAAGTATTATTACGCACTTTTATGAAAATAATGAGCGCTACAGTTTTGCGTTTCAAGTAATGGCATATACTAGTCGTTTGTCTTTATTGAAAGAAGCACTAAAAGAAAATTACGATGTTATTATTAGCGAACGCTCCGTTTATACAGACAAATTTGTATTCGCAAAAAGTCTATATGATGCTAAAAAAATGACTCTTATTGAATACACAATTTATTTAAATTTGTTTAATGAGTTTCAAACTATTTTTCAAGATTTAAAAATAGTTTATATTAGAACTAAACCAGAGATTTGCGATTTGCGTGTTAAACAGCGGGGTCGTCTGGGAGAAACTATTCCGCTTCACTATTTAAAAGATTGTCATCACTATCATGATATATGGTTAAATAATCCAACAGCAATTGAACAAGGGTTAATATTAGTCATTGATGGAAATGAAGAAACAAATACAAGTTTATTTATTGACAATAACTTTTACGATGAAGTAACAAGAAAAGTGTATGATTTTATTATATTATAAAGTTAGTAATCTTTTAAATATATTTTAAATCTATTTTTTTAATATATTTTTAATATATAAATAATGTCAGATTCACCAGAGAGAAAAAGACCAAAAACGCGCGCACACACAATACAAAAAAAAATAAACTTGCTACTAAAATTCAATCAAATTTTAGAGGATATACTAGAAGAAAATTAACAAATACCATAAAAGCAAATAGTAGCCGATTTTTTAAAAGGACTACAAAACAAGATAGACTCATTAAAATACCCATGATACTTAAACGTATGTTTAATAAGAGTCATGAAGGAAAATATGGCACGTCTCATAATGCTAGAGATGAAGTAGGAGTGATAATGGATAAGTTAGAAAGCATTAGAGTTATTGAGGAGCGTGCACAGGAGCGTGCATATGAGATGAAGATACTATCTCTAATATATAAAATAAAGGAGAAACTTGCTCAATTTAATGGAACAACAGAAGAAAAAAAGGCCAGGGTTTATTATGAACTCGAAGAATTGAGACATTTATTTATAATACCATATAATGATTTTATAGACAATCAAAATGCTGTGGACAATGGAGAAATGCCAAATACAAAAGTAACTGATAGTAATTTATACAATTTGTACATCCTGCGTGGCTGGCGTTTAGAGGCAGTTATTTTACACGAGCTAGGGTCAATATTTCCTCCGGAAACACTTCTTGCGCGTGGTCGTCAAATAAAGAAACACACTAGAAAAATACACAAAAAAAGGTTCTAATTTTATTCTATATATTTTATTATAGTATATTATAGTATATTATTAAATGTCTGTTAATCTAGAAAACATAGTTAAAAAAATAAATGATATAATAAAGTTTTCTAATGAAACTAGACATGCTTTACATATAGCCTACCCCAACGATAAATTATTAAAAGAGATATTAATTACAGGCGTTACTAGTACACACGGACCTCTCCATCCCTTTATTAAACAACTTACATACATTACTAAAAGTGATATTATAAAAAAATCAATAGCAGGAAAAAACAGGAAAAAAGCAACGCGAAAGAAAGCAGTTAAATCTTAGTCTTGTATTTATTTTATTATAGTTTATTATATTATATTATATTATATTATATTATATTATATTATATTATATTATATTATATTATATTATATTATATTATATTATATTATATTATATTATAAATGCCCTCGCCACAATCAGCAAGTAAAAAAAGTAAAAAAAGACCACGCTATATATTATATGATGGAATTGGAGCAAAAAAATCTGGAAAACATACGAAGCAAGAATTTTTAAATATTATGAATAAAACCAGGTTGGACGAATCTTGTCCGTCATGGTTGGGTAAAAAAAATTATAAACCATGTTCTACTTATGAAAGTATGGATAGTAAAATGGAGAAGTATGCTGTAAAATATAACACTTATAACTACAATAATAGGTCATGTAAATCACATAACAAATATAAAAGAGAACAAAAGAAATGTATAAAATACCTCAAAAATAACAAAAACAAATGTAAACTTGATGACTATATTGACTATAGCGGTGCTGTTTATGAATAAAATATTATGTAATATTATGTATACTAATACTATAATACATAATATTATAATACATAATAGCGTAAAAAAACACAAATACACTTTTATAATGCTACATCCTATGTTCTCGGATTCTACATACTTTAATGATTATATTGAGTATTTTAAAAATAATTGTATAATTGCGAATAATATTAAATTTATTTTACCAGAGTCTCCACTGATGGACATCGATTATCCAAATAATAAACAATATAATGTTAAATCATGGTATAATTATTATACTTGTTATAATAATTTGACTAAATTGGATAAAATAAATAATAATGATTTTTTATTACAAACACAAAAAATTGTGTCTATTATAAATAATGAAGCCGCAATTATAAAAAGTTATAAAAATATATTTATAGTAGGTGTTTCACAAGGAGGGACATTATTATTTAATATATTAAAGTTTCTACCACAACCATTAGGAGGATTATTTTGTATTAAATCTATTTACATGTATAAATATATAAATTTAAAAACCAATTATGCGACTCCTATGTTTTTTTTTAGCGGAAATAAAGACGATGTCTATAATTTAACATTTCAAATAAAATGCTCAAAATTATTAGAAACTAATTATAATATTGCTTGGACTATTATTGATGGTTTAGACCATTATGAAAAAATTGACGATGAATATATATTTGTATTAAAATATTTTCTACTAAATATATAATGTTATTAACTTAATTAATTTAATTAATTAATAGGCGTAATTGAATTATTTATATTTGCGTTTTCAATTTCATTAATAAAATTATATGTGTTATTTGTAAAATTTTTTAAATTTTTAGAGGAATTTTTCCATTTATTAATAATTAAAGTAATTCGGGCTGTTATTATTGAATCGCTAATATATGTTATTCTTAATTTTTCTAATCCAATTAAAGCACTAGTAATAGCATCTCTTAATATTTCCCCTTCTTCGTTATGTTGTCCTGTGATTATGAAGTCGCTCATTTTTTCTATATTATTAGTTAATTGTTCTAAATAGGTTAAATTTGCTTCTCTATTAAAATTATTATACCAACGGGTTAATGAACTTGTATAACCAAAAGCATCAACGCATAATTTAGTCGAACCAGGTAATGTTAACACTCCTAATTTATCATTATCTTCTAATTGTTTAATAACTTCTAAATCCAATAATATATTATTAATATCCATTTATTATTATAAATTATTAATTCTAAATTATTAATTCTTAATTCTTAATTCTAAATTATTAATTCTTAAATTCTAAATTATTAATTCTAAATTATTAATTCTTAAATTCTAAATTATTAATTTTAAATTATTAAATTCTAAATTCTAAATTATTAATTTTAAATTCTAAATTATTGATTTTTAAATTCTAAATTATTAATTTTAAATTCTAAATTATAAAAATTGTATATTACGTATTATTTTTTATACTAATATAACTAGTATTGCTAGTCCCTTTATATTTTAAAATATCTATAATTTTTGATGAAGTAGAAAATTCTTCATCCCCATATATATCTTGTAATAATAACCATTCAAACAAACCTCCTATATATACATACAAATTAACAAAACCCAATTTATATAATTGTGTATATTTAATAATAACTCTATTATCCGTACAATTTTCTCCATATATTACAATTTTGACAGTTTTATTGTTTTTTAAACAGTTATTTAGTATTTCTTCTTCTTTTGAAGCATGAATAGAATTTTTTATCAAACAATCTTGTTTGCTATAATCCATTGTATTAATTAATAGCACTTTTTCGCTTCCATAATTTATACATTTTTGAATATACTCAAAGTTGACTTTATTAATACTATTAGTATTGCCCATAACTAATATAAATTGTTTCTTTATAATATTATATATAACGAAATGTTATTATATAATATTAGACACTATAACATGTTTATGTTTAATTAAATTCAACTGTTGTAATTATGAATTCTTTTTTTATTGATTTTGATGCGTTGCTTGAAAGTTCTTCTCGTTTTTTACGAGTCTTATTAGTATTAATAAAATTATTAGAATTAATATAATTATTAGAATTATTAGAATTATTAGAATTAATAGAATTAATTGAATTGTTTGACGAATAAGAATCAGTACTTTCTAATGATGTTGTTGATGTATTCGAGTTTAATGACGAATTTTTTACTTTAGCCGAAGTATTTCTTAAATTCATATCATTTTCAATATTTTTATAATTTTCTTCAATATAATCTAATATTTTATTTTCAATACACCATTTGAAAAAATTTAGTTGTCCTAATGTTGTTTGAATACAAGTTTCATTTTTATAAGGAACGTTTATTCGTTCCCAGCGACAAAAGGGATCGAATTTTTTCTTACTGTATGCTTTAAGTTTTAGTTTATAATCATTATATACTTTAACTCTGTCGTTTTTTATATTATCTAATTCATATACAATATAGTTTTTCTTGGAATAATTTGTGACAAACCAATCTACAATTCTAAGTGAAATTTTGGACGTTCCATTTATAATATTTATCATTTTATCAAAATTATTGTTACTATTATAAAATTGTAATAATTTTTCTAATAATAAATCACTTTGTGTATCAATATTTGTAGACATTAAATAATATTTATTTAATTATTAGTAATTAATACTATTTAAATTATAATTATAATTATATAGTTTAAATAGTTTAAATAGTTTAAATAGTTTAAATAGTTTAAATAGTTTAAATAGTTTAAATAGTTTAAATAGTTTAAATAGTTTAAATAGTTTAAATAGTTTAAAT